AAAAAAAACAAAGGGAGTTGACGTTTTTTACCTTCCTGACGTAATAGCTTATCGAGGCCAACAAAAAAAAAAGACGGCTTGAGTCTTGAGCAAGAGCGAGCTAAACTTGCGAAGGTTCAGGCAGAGAAAACAAAATTTGAGACGGTAATAAAAAAGATAGAGGCAAGCACGGCAGAGAAAAAAGTGGTGCCGGTTGAGGAGGTAAAAAAAATCTGGGCGCAAGTTGGATACAGATTTAGGGCGAAATTGCTTTCGCTATCGTCGACCTTAACGATAATGCTGGGTCTGACAAAAGAAGGAGAAGAGATTTTGAAACGAGCGCTAAAGGAAACGCTGGAGGAATTATGCGAAAATCGTTTAAAGGAAGAAGATGGAACAGATAGAAGACCTTATTGACACTTTTTTTGGTTCGCTTGTGCCGCCTGAAGACTTAACAACAAGTGAGTGGGCAGAGAAATACCGCGTGTTAGCCCAGGAATCATCGGCAATACCTGGCCGCTGGCATAACGAAATGACTCCATACCTCCGTGAGATAATGGATTTGGCCGGTTCAGGCACGGCAAAAGAAATTGTGATAATGTCCTCTGCTCAAGTTGGAAAAAGCGAATGTTTATTAAACATTGTCGGCTATTATATTGATATCGACCCAGGGCCTTCTCTGCTATTACAGCCTACGATCCAGATGGCTGAAGATTTCAGCAAGGGGCGCCTCGCGCCAATGTTTCGGAATTGCGCTCCTTTAAGGGGAAAAATATCAGAAGTAAGGAGCCGAGAGAGCAGTAATACTATACTAAACAAGAGCTATCCTGGTGGAAACCTTGTAATATCTGGCTCAAATTCGCCTGCCTCGTTATCCTCTAGGCCGATTAGGCTTTTGCTAATAGACGAAGTTGATAGAATGGAGACTACAGCGGAGGGTGATCCTATATCTTTAGCGGAAAAGCGAACAATAACCTTCCATAATCGAGTAGTAATCAAGGTTTCAACTCCTACGGTAAAAGATATTTCCAGAATCGAACGCGCTTTTAACAGGAGCGATAAGCGATTTTTCTATGTGCCGTGTCCGCATTGTGGACACGAGCAAGTTTTAAAGTGGAAGCAAGTTCAATGGGACAAAGATAACGGAAAGCATCTGCCAGACACGGCGCGGTATGTTTGCGAGGCATGTAAAGAAGCTATCACAGACGGAGAGCGTTATAGGGCCGTCCAAAAGGGCAAGTGGAAAGCGACAGGAACCAGCAAAGTCGCAGGTTTCCACATCAACGAGCTATATTCTTTGTTCCGTAAGTTAAGCGAGATAGTACAATCCTTCTCAGATAGCAAAGATAACCCTGAGACGCTGCGCGTATGGGTAAATACGACCTTGGGAGAGCCATTTGCAATGAAAACGGTCACTGCGGACTGGAAAGGGCTGTATAATCGTCGCGAGGCATACGAAATAGGCACTATACCACGCGGCGGTATATTTCTTACCGGCGGCGCTGACGTGCAAGAGGATAGAATTCATGTAGAAATAGTGGCGTGGGGGCGTAACTTTGAGACATGGAGCATAGAATATATAGTTTTGTACGGAGATACGACACAGCAGGAAGTATGGAACCAGCTTGACAAGATAGTGCAAAAGACATGGAAGCTAGATGATGGCAACGCTGTAGGGCTTTCTAGATTCTGTATAGATGCCGGCTTTAATACTCAGTTTGTTCATAATTTTGTGAGACAGTATCCTGCCAACAAGGTTTTTGCTGTCGTTGGCAGGGACAATCAAAAATCAATACTCTCTGTGCCTATATTTCAGGAGGTCAGAGGGGACAAGAAGCGTCAAAGAGGGCTAAAATCCTATCCTGTAGGCTCTTCGGTGATCAAACAAGAGATATATGGATTCCTTCGACAGTCTACACCAATGCCAGGGCAGGGGTTTTCGTTTGGATATTGCCACTTTCCACAATATGACGAGAGTTATTTTTTAGAATTAACAGCTGAAGACTTGGTAAAATCTATACGGAAAGGGTTCCCATGCTACGAGTGGAGGAAGAATAGACCTCGTAACGAGGCATTGGACTGTAGAGTATATGGTAGGGCTGCGGCGTGTCTTATAGGAATAGACCGTTTTAACGAAGAGGATTGGAGTAGACTAGAGAAAGAGTACCCTCCAGCGATTCAAAAACGAACTACAAATCAGGTGGAGATAGAGCGAGAAACCGTGGAAGATTCTATTTGGAGATAATCGGATGACGGACGAAGAAAAAGAACAGGAATTAGAGGATATATTGCTTTCAGGCGTGGCAACGCTTGCCACTGCGGATAAAAGTATTTCGTACAAAGGAAATGACCAGATACTGCAAGCTCTTGAGCATGTGAAAAGAAAAACAAGGACAACCTGGGGCATGTCAATTTCCCCGTATTTTAGTAAGGGTTTGTAAATTGGCAACATTTTTAGATCGAATAATCAGTTATGTCTCACCATCGTGGGGATTTAAGCGTGAGCGGGCCAGGGCTGCGATCACGCTAACGCGCAATTATGAGGCTGCAAGTACGGCGACTCGTGTTTCTGGCTGGAATCCTTCCGGGACATCGGCAGATGCAGAGATAGCGCCAGCTTTGGTTCGATTGCGCAATCGATCCAGAGACCTTTGCCGTAATAACGAATTCGCAAAGAAGGCTCGCAATTCAATATCTGCGTACATCGTAGGATATGGAATTGTTCCAAAGGCCAAAGGAGATAGCGCAAGAGCACGGCGACTCACGGAGCTTTGGAAAGAATGGGGAGAGCGGCTCGTCTGCGATTTTGATGACTCGAACAATTTTTATGGCTTGCAAACGCTGGTTTGCAACTCAATTGTCGAATCTGGGGCGTGTCTTGTAAAGAAAGTAATGCGGCAGCCGAGTAAAAATAACCCTGTTGGGCTTGAAATCCAGCTCCTAGAGCCGGATTATATCGAAATTGAATTTACTACGCTAAGAAAATTTTTGCCTTCTGGCGGCTGGATAAAACAAGGGATTGAGTACGATGCCGAGGGCAAACGAGTAGCGTATATGCTTTATAAAGAACATCCGGGCGAATCTACTATAATTCGGGGCATTGGCCAGGTGCGCATCCCTACAACCGAGCTTTCTCATGTGTTTTGGAAAGAACGTCCCGGTCAAAAACATGGGGTGCCTTGGCTTTCGACTGTGGCTATGCGACTTAAGGATTTTGGGGACTACGAAGACGCCCAGCTTGTCAGGCAGAAAATAGCTGCCTGTTTTGCTGGTTTCATCCGCGACATAGAAATTCCGGACGTTACCGACCCGACTACCTTGATGGAAAAAATAGAGCCCGGCAGGCTTGAGATCCTTCCGCCAGGGAAAGATATTACCTTTGCTAGCCCTCCTCCCGTAACTGGATACGCTGAATATTCAAGATCACAGAAGCAGGCGATCGCCGCGGGGCTTGACATTACTTATGAAGCTCTTACCTCAGACCTCAGCAACGTAAATTTTTCTTCCGCTCGCATTGGACAGGGCGACATGTACCTGCACATAGACCAGTGGCAATGGCAAATGATTATTCCGCATTTCTGCGAGGTAGTTTGGGACTGGTTTGAGATGGCCTGTGAGCTTGCTGGCCTTTTGCCAAAAGGAGATTCGGTTGGCGCTAGCTGGACACCCCCTAAGCGTGAGTTTGTAAGCCCTGTAGACGAGACGCTTGCTATAAAAGACCAGGTGCGCAGTGGATTTAAAACTTTATCTGAAGCTGTGCGCGAGTATGGCTACGACCCAGAAACTCATTTCGAGGAGTACGCGGCAGACCTGGCTAAATTGGATGAATTGGGTATAAAATTGGACACTGACCCGCGACAGGGGCCTGGAAACGGGGCTTCTATGCCGAAGAAAGAGGAAGAGAAACCAAAACCTAAAAAGGAAAACGACGATGAAGATTCCTAAATTACTTTGTCGGGCAGAGATTTCTAGCTTTGACAAGGAGAAAAAAACGATTGATCTAGTATGGGCGACGGAAAAACCATACAAACGGTCTGGATTCTGGGATGATCCTTACATGGAGATATTGTCGCTTGCTCCTGGCGAAGTGAGGCTGGACAGGCTTAACAAAGGAGCGCCGCTCTTAAACACCCATGCCGGTTGGAACTTGAGCAGCCAAATCGGTGTCGTCGAGTCTGCGAGCATAGAGGGAGGAAGAGGAATTGCTCGCGTGCGTTTTTCAGATCGTCCCCAGGTCGCCGATATTGTTTCTGACGTGGGGAATGGGATAATTAAAAACGTGTCTGTTGGCTATAGAGTTTACAAATATAAGGATGAAACACAAGACGGGGATAGAATAAAAACTTTACGGGCGACTGATTGGGAGCCCATGGAAATTTCTCTCGTCCCGATTCCTGCCGATGATGACGCGCAAGTAAGGCAGGAAAAAGTTGAGATGTACGACGTTCTTATTGAAAATGAAAGGGCAAATATGAATGTATCTGAAACAACTATAACGACTCCTGTTGCTGAGGAGAAGAAAAAAGAGATTGCTCTTCCTGCATTCGATCAAGAAAAAATAAAGGAAGCAGCGATTTTTGAAGAAAGAAAGCGAGTGAGCGAGATTGCTACGCTCATCCGCAAAGCGAATCTGAGTTCTGAATTGGCTGAGAGCCTTGTAAGCGAAGGGGCAACTATCGAACATGCTCGTGAGAGGGTTTTAAATACTCTAATAGAACGCAGCAAGGCTACACAGATCAACAATAGCAATGCTGTTGAAGTTGGGGATCAAGACGAGACGCAAACAAGGAAAATGGCTGTCGAGAATTCTTTGTTGCATCGTTTTGACCCTGCGAAAAACGCTTTAATTGACCCTGCTAGAAAATTTCGCTCTCGTACCTTGTTAGAAATTGCCAGAGAAACGTTGCTTTGGAAAGGAATAAAAGTTGACAATCTGAGTAAAAATGATTTAGCAATCCGTGCCCTTCATACGACCTCAGATTTCCCGAACATTCTGTTAAACGTAGCGACGAAGACCCTTAGAGATGGATACGAGATAGCCCCGCAAACTTTTGTTCCCTTTGCTCGCTTTGTTCCCGCTGTTGACTTTAAACCTATGTATCGCGCATCCCTTGGCGAGGCACCGCAACTTGAAAAAGTAACGGAGGGAAAGCCTTTTTCGCACGGCACCATGGGCGAAGGCAGCGAAAACTATCACATTGATACTTACGGAAAGATTATCGGGATCACCAGAAAAGCGATCATCAATGACGACCTGGGCGCATTCACGAGAATTCCATATGCCTTTGGTATCCAGGCAGCCGCGCTCGAAAGC